TGGGATTTGACAGACTCTTCAATGAGATGTTAAAGACACAGTCTCGTGGTAAATCAGTACCACAATATCCACCCTATAATCTTATCAAGGATGGAGAAAAGATCAAGTTTCCCTACCTTGACCCCAAGAACCCTATCAAGGAAAACGTCATTGCATTCTATGACTTCCTCCCTGAAGATCTTGGGATGCACAAATACATTGATTATGACGCACAGTTTGATAAGGCATTCCTCGCCGTTGTCCGTCCAGTCCTTGAGGCGATTGGTTGGTCAGAGGAGGAGGTGGTGTCACTTGAGGACTTCTTTGGGTAATGTACTCGCTAACAATCTTCAATAGCGCATTTGACAACAAGACTGACAAACGAATGGACTTCTCCTCTTGGGAGGAGTTCGTCGCATTGCTCACCAAGTTGTCCATGCAACCTCTTGAGTCAAAGCAAGATGCGCAACTCATAAGTCCTGCTGTCTACAAGGAAGGTACGACAAGGTCCAATAAAAACGTGGAACAGTGGGGTCACTGGGCATGCGTTGACGTTGACGAATACGAGGGAACCGTAAATGATATTCTTACTCGCGTTGCAAAGTATAACTGTGTTGTGTATAGTACTGCTTCATCAACACCAGATAAAGTTAAATTACGAATTGTGTTTGATCTCGACCGCCGAGTTGAAGCAGAGGAAGTCAAGCAGTTCTGGTATGCACTTAATAAATCCTTGGGTGAACTTGGAGACGCACAAACGAAAGATCCATCGCGAATGTATTATATCCCTGCTACTTACAAGGGTGCTCATAATTACTTCTATGTTACAAATGGCGAACCTCTGCGCGTTTCTACTCTGAAACTGCTGCACCCCTACGTCGAGAAAACTGGTAACTCTTTCCTTGACAGACTGTCGCCTGAGATGCGCGAACAGGTCATGGCGCACCGCAAGAACTCAATGACAAACACTGACATCAAATGGTCTGGTTATCGCGACTGTCCGTTCTTCCCGAACAAAATGGCAGAAGCATACAAGACCGTGAGTGAAACTGGTTGGTATTCCCAGATGTATCGCATCATGGTTGCCACCGCATGTAACGCTGTGAAGGCGAAGTATCCAATCACAGCAGATCAAATTGCCAACATGTGTCGCGAACTTGACGCTGAAACTGGCAACTGGTATGAAAACCGTCCACTGTCCCGCGAAGCAGGTGGGGCACTCGAGTGGGCATACGCAAACACTTTTGAGGAGTTAGGATGAGTATTGAAGTAGACCAAAGACGATCATTGTATTCTCTATTAAAACCTTACAGTTATCATGCTTCTGGAGATGATTACATAGAAGTCACTGAGTGGAGCAATGGTGACGGATACGATGTTGTCATTGATCGCAGGCGTGGAATAGAGCGGTTCAGTCTCAGTTACGGCGAGCTCGAACTGTTACAGGTTTTGATGAATTACAAAGGAGAGTGAGGAGTTAGTATGAGCAAGAAGATCCAATACAAGTACAATGAAGATCAGTTGATCAAAGATCTCAAAGACTACGTTGACAATACCTATGGCGAACACTACGCACAGAACAAAGTGCAGACCACTGAGTTCGTTATCGACGCTGGTCACGGAGAAGGATTCACACTGGGCAACATCATCAAGTACACCCAGCGTTATGGCAAGAAGGCAGGTAAGAACCGCGCTGACTTGCTCAAGGTTCTGCACTATGCATTGATTGCATTGTATGTCCACGATGTAGGGGGAGATGACCAGTGATCGCTCTCTGCGTAGGTTCGTTAATGATGCTGCCTGTGATTCTGGGCGGTGTAACATTTTACTACTCTTGGAAGGTAACTCAATGAAAGTGAAGATGGTAAGTCACAGTGTCGGTTATGACAACGGTGACATATTTGGTGATGACTACAAGGAACTTCCCCACGACATTCAGGGTCTGGTAGCATTTTGTGCTCGGGTGTCCAACCCATCCAACCAGATGAACTCTGAAACCAACGAGCGTTTGCTCAACTATCTAAAGAAGCATGCGCACTGGTCTCCGTTTGAAATGGTGTCCGTGTGTATGGAAATCGAAACCACTCGTGACATTGCTCGTCAGATTCTGCGTCACCGATCGTTCTCCTTCCAGGAGTTCTCTCAGCGTTATGCCGAACCAGACGCAATGGGTTATCCGTTTGAGTTGCGCGAAGCACGTCTACAGGATGCCAAGAATCGTCAGAACAGTGTGGTTACTGAAGACGAAGGGTTGAAGCGTGAGTGGATACAGAAGCAGAAGAAGGTAATTGCCGCTGCTGCTGAGGCATATGGTTGGGCGGTTGCTCATGGTATCGCCAAAGAGCAAGCACGTTGCGTCCTGCCCGAAGGTAACACCAAGTCACGCATGTACATGAATGGTACTCTGCGTTCTTGGATCCACTACATTGAACTCCGTGCCGCAAATGGTACGCAGAAAGAGCATATGGATATCGCCAAAGAGTGCGCACGAGTGATCTCTGAGATATATCCGTTGGAGGTATAATGGCAATCGAATACACATATGGTGCACCAACCGATCACGCCAGACGCAGGACGCCAGATAGGCATACTCCTGCTCCTGTATCGGAAGGCGACACATATGACTTCACCAACACCTTTCCCGACAACCGTTCAATCCTATTGGCGGTTGCTGCGCATGGTCCCAACCTGATAGGTGTAGAACTTGGTCTGTATCAGGCACACAGTTTCTGTACCATGCTTCAGGTTTGCACTAACGTCGACAAGTTGATTGGCGTGGACAAATGGGAACCCTACAAAGACGATATCGGTGGTGGTAACTTCGTCCGCGATCAGAAGCAGATCGAGTTTATCCGCAACACCGCAATCAACTTCATCCACTGGTCAGGTTGCTCTGACCGTGCAACTATCCTTGAGATGGATACCGTTGAGGCAGCAGAGAAGTACGAGGACCAGTCATTGGACTTCGTGTTCTTTGATGCACACCTGTCCCGCGAACAACTCGAGAACGAGTTATGGGCATGGTATCCCAAGATCAAGAAAGGTGGTCTGGTCATGGGACACGACTACCACACTCGCGAGACTCGCCACGCTGTACTTGCGTTCCGTGAGCAAAACAACATCGACACACCTATGTTTGAGTATGACATGTGTTTCATATGGAAAAAGGACTAGGTGTTGTCTTCCCAATCTACTTGTTATAGAATAGATCTATCTTGAATAGGAGGCATGATTATGTCTGAAGAAGTAATGAACCCTGAAGAGCAGAAAGCACCTGAGTTCTTCCCCTCTGACCCCGACTATGGCAAGACTGAAAAACCACTCGTTGGTGTTGTTGGTCATGGTTTTGTGGGCAAAGCAGTCGAGCGTTCCATGCTCCCCGAGGTCGAGCGTTTCCTCGTTGACCCCAACTACAGCACAACAATTGACCAATTGATTGAGCAAGAACCTACCCTGACTTTCGTCTGCACTCCGACTCCTGTTGGTGGTGCTGGTCGTATCGATGCAGCAGTAACTGTTGATGCAGTGTTGAAGTTGATTCGTACTACCAAGTCAGCAGTCGTCCTGAAGTCCACCGTGACTCCTGACGTCATTGACAAGATGTCCCGAACTATCATTGCTGAAAATGCGATTGGTCGCTTCGTCTATGCTCCTGAGTTCCTGACTGAAGGCAATGCAGACCACGAATACTGCAACCCCAAGTACATGGTACTGGGTGGCGTTCCTTCCTCTTGCAACCAGTTGCTTGAGTTCTTCCACTTCAACACCTTCATGCGTTTGCCAAAGAACACTGAAGACGAAGGTGGTATTCATATCGTACAACCTGCTGAAGCATCCTTCATCAAGTATGCAATCAACTGCTTCCTTGCAACCAAGGTCATGTTCTTCAACAACCTGTACAACGCATGTAAGGACGAGGAGTGGTCAGGTGTCAACGCGACTATCGTTGCTCGCACTGTTGCTGCTGAACCGCGCATCGGTGGTACGCACTGGCGCGTTCCAGGTCCAGATGGCAAGAAAGGTTTCGGTGGCGCATGCTTCCCGAAAGACCTGTCTGCTTTCGTAAACTACTCTGACAAGATGCCTCTGCTTGAGGAAGTGCTCCGCCTGAACAACAAGGTTCGTGCTGAGTATGATCGAGATGATCGTGAGAAAGAGCAGAACATCAAGTTCGAAGACAACACTATCTCATTGGATAAAGGAGAAGATGTATGAGTATTATGGATAAGTTGAAGAAGAACAGCAAGATCAAGGCATCGAGTGAGTTGTCTTCATCTAAGTTCTTCGCCGACCAAGGTCTGATCGACACTGGTGTTCCTATGGTCAACGTCGCCCTGAGTGGTGACATTGATGGTGGTCTTGCCTCTGGTCTGACTGTCCTTGCTGGTCCATCCAAGCACTTCAAGACTTCGTTTGCTCTGCTGATGGCAGCAGCGTACCAACGTGCTAACCCTGAAGCAGTCGTCCTGTTCTATGACTCTGAGTTTGGTTCACCGCAAGCATACTTCGAGACATTTGGCATTGACACTGACCGTGTACTCCATACTCCTATCACCAATGTTGAGGAACTGAAGTTTGACCTGATCTCTCAACTTGAGGAACTGGATGCCAAGGATGACGTTATCGTTGTCATTGACTCCATCGGCAACCTTGCTTCAAAGAAAGAACTTGAAGATGCCCTGAACGAAAAGGCAGTCGCTGACATGTCTCGTGCGAAAGCACTCAAGGGTCTGTTCCGTATGGCAACTCCCTACCTGCGTATGAAGAATATTCCTATGCTGGCAATCAACCATACCTACAAAGAGATTGGTCTGTTCCCGAAGGACATCGTCTCTGGTGGTACTGGTATCATGTATTCTGCTGATAACGTCTGGATTCTTGGTCGTCGTCAGAACAAAACTGGCACTGAGGTAACAGGTTATGATTTCATCATTAATGTTGAGAAATCCCGATATGTACGTGAGAAGTCTAAAGTTCCCGTTTCTGTGTCTTGGGATGGTGGTGTTGAGCGTTTTAGTGGTCTGCTTGATCTTGCTCTCGCTGGCGGGTACGTTATTAAACCATCTAACGGATGGTATGCTCGTGTTGATAAATCGACTGGCGAGGTTCTTGGATCCAAACTACGAGAGAAGGACACAATGTGCGCAGAATTTTGGACCCCGATCCTAGATGAGACTGACTTCAAACAGTTTATCCGCTCCTCCTACCAGATTGGTGGTGAGATTGTAGACCTTGACTTGGACATCGAGAATGCGTGATTCTGACCAAAACAATATCCTTGAGGTAGACGCCGATAGCATCTATCTTGAGGATATGCATCTTGGGGAGAGCGAGGTGGTCCACCACGATCTCCTTGAGCAGGACGACTACATCATCACTGGCGACCCATCATATCCAGATGACCCAGAAGCATGGTGTGTACTGATACTGAAGGGCGAATACAGAGACTGGGTTGTACGGTTCACCTTTGTCCAGTTTGACAAAGGCGAGTTGGAGTTTACCTATGAGGTTGTGTACCTGCCCGATGGTTCTACATTCGATGAACTAGGTGTTGCGAACTATATGTCGTCGCTGATCACTGAAATAGTTGAATCCATGCATGGCACCGATGGACAGGTGTACGTTGACACTGAAACTGGAGAACAAATCCTTGACAAATGATATGCCCTCAATGATACTGCGACAGTTCTTCACGAACGAGTCGTATATGCGCAGAGTTGTACCATTCATGGATGCCGCATACTTTGAGGGTGTTCATCAACACCTGTTCAAAGAGTTTGCCAAGTATGTCGCCAAGTATAATGGCATACCCTCTCTCGAGTCTTTCCGCATCTCCTCGCAAGAGTCAGACTCCCCTATCCCAGAGCAGATGTTCAGTCACGCACAGGACATCCTGCCCGAACTGTTTACCAAAGATACTGCAACCGACATTGATTGGTTGCTAACGAATACTGAGAAGTGGTGCCAAGACCGTGCGCTGTTCAATGCAGTCATGGAGTCTATCTCTATCATTGATGGCAAGCACCAATCCCTCACAAAGAATGCGCTCCCCGACATCCTGTCGAAAGCACTATCCGTGACATTTGATACTAACATTGGTCATGATTACCTTGAAAACGCTGAGAATCGTTATGAGTTCTATCATCAGGTAGAGGAGCGCGTCCCCTTCGATCTAGACTATCTCAATAAGATCACGAAAGGTGGTCTTCCGAATAAGTCTCTGAATATCATCCTCGCTGGTACTGGCGTTGGTAAGTCTTTGTTCATGTGCCATTGTGCTGCCGCCGCTTTGTCTCAGGGAAAGAACGTGCTGTATGTCACGATGGAAATGGCAGAGGAGCGAATCGCAGAACGTATCGATGCGAATCTACTTGATACGTCTCTTGATCAGATTGCTACGCTGTCGAAGGATATGTTCGTGAAGAAGGTCGATAAAATAGCAGCGAAGACGCATGGTAAACTTATCATAAAGGAGTACCCCACGAGTCAGGCGCATGCTGGACATTTCCGTGCACTTCTAAATGAACTGAAACTGAAGAAGAAGTTTACACCCGATATCGTGTTTATCGACTATCTGAATATCTGCGGCAGTTCTAGAATAAAGAACGTGGGCGGTAGTGTGAACTCGTATACGTTCATCAAGAGCATTGCCGAAGAACTTCGTGGGTTAGCAGTGGAATTCAACCTGCCTATCGTGTCAGCAACTCAGACGACTCGAGCAGGGTATGGGTCATCCGATCCTGGACTTGAGGATACCAGTGAGTCGTTCGGATTGCCAGCAACTGCCGACCTCATGCTTGCGCTCATTAGCAATGACGAGTTACGTGCGCTGAACCAGATCATGGTGAAGCAACTGAAGAATCGCTATGCGGATCCTGGACAGCACCAACGGTTCGTCATCGGCGTGGACCGCAGCAAGATGAAACTCTACGACGTGGAGGATGCTGAGCATGATCTCATCGGCGATGTGGCGTCAGGCAAGACTGCCAATGTAGATGTGCCGCTATTCGACGCCACTACTGCGGGTAAGAAGATATCTGCTGAAGGGTTTAACATCTAATGTCTCGTATAGTCGTTGAAGATGGGTTCCTGTCATATCAACGCTGTGTTGAGTTG